TTTAATGAAAAAGGTCTCAATGCCGACATCTTAAAAGAGTTCATTAAAAATCGAATTAATGACTCCTTGGAAAAAATCGGCTTTGATTCAGCGTTTGATGTTGACACTTCTTTATTGGAAGATACAATGTGGTTTGAGGAGGAGTTACTTGGCAACAATGCCACCGACTTCTTTCATTCTCGCCCTGTGGAATATTCCAAGAACTCTCAAACATTCGACGCTGACGACCTCTTTTAATGAAAAAATACAAATGGCTTAACAAGGACTCTAGAGATTTTCTTAAGCGGGGCTATCTACAAGCGGGAGAATCCGCTGAACAAAGAGGTAGAGATATCGCTGTAGCAGCCGAAAAATATCTTAAAGTCGATGGGTTTGCAGATAAGTTTGAAAGCTATTTGTCTGAGGGTTTTTATTCCTTAGCGAGTCCTGTATGGGCAAACTTTGGAAGAGAGAGAGGATTACCTATTTCATGCAACGGAGTCTTCATCGAGGATCGCATGGATGCTATTCTTGAGAAGCAAGCTGAAGTAGGAATGCAAACAAAGCACGGAGCGGGAACCTCTGCTTACTTTGGAGAACTAAGAGGAAGAGGTGTGGAAATTTCAGCAGGGGGAACTTCCAGCGGTCCAGTCCATTTCATGGAACTCTTCGATAAAGTTTCTTCTGTTGTTTCTCAAAGCAATGTCAGAAGAGGATCATTTGCAGCATATCTTCCCGTTGAACATCCCGACATCAACGAGTTTCTTAGAATAAGAAGCGAAGGAAACCCTATTCAGGAAATGTCCTTTGGTGTCTGCATTAGTGATGAATGGATGAGGTCTCTAATAGAGGGGGATCGCAAAAAAAGAATGACTTGGGCCTCCATTGTAAGAAAGAGGTTTGAAACAGGATATCCATATTTATTTTTTACTGATACAGCCAACAAACAAGCACCAAAAGCTTATAAAGATAAAAAACTAAAGATTAGCGCCTCAAACCTCTGTAGTGAGATATTTCTACATTCTTCTCAAGATGAATCATTTGTTTGCTGCCTTTCTTCGTTAAACTTGTCTAAGTGGAACGAAATTAAGGAAACAGATGCGATACAAACTCTTGTCTATTTTTTAGATGCTGTAATGGAAGAGTATGTCAACAAGACAGAGGGTATTCCTTTCATGGAGGCATCTCACAACTTTGCCAAAAAACAGAGAGCTTTAGGGGTTGGAGTTTTGGGTTGGCACTCATTTCTACAAGAACAAATGATAGCCTTTGAAAGTATGGAGGCTAAATTTCTAAACACTGAAATTCACAAAACAATTAGAGCAAAATGTGAAGAAGCAACCAAAGAATTGGCTGTTCTTTTGGGTGAGCCTGAGCATCTTGAGGGTTATGATCGCCGCAATATGACGACCATGGCAATTGCTCCCACGACTTCTAGTTCCTTTATTTTGGGTCAGATCTCCCCCTCTATCGAGCCACTTAACAGCAACTACTTCACCAAGGATTTAGCCAAGGGTAAATTTACTTACAAAAACCCACACCTAGAAAAACTTCTAGAAGAGAAGAAGAAAAATACACAAACAACGTGGAAATCAATTCTTCAAAAAGGTGGATCAGTTCAGCATTTAGATTTTCTAACCTCAGAAGAAAAGGATGTATTTAAGACATTCGGAGAAATTTCCCAAAAAGAAATTGTAATTCAAGCTTCTCAACGGCAAAAATATATTGATCAAGGGCAGAGCCTTAATATTATGGTCGCTCCCAAATGTCCCCCAAAACAGGTTAGCGAGCTTCTAATCTTTGGCTGGGAACAGGGCATCAAAAGTTTTTACTACCAAAGGAGTGCTAACCCAAGTCAAGAATTGGCTCGATCAATACTGAACTGTTCATCCTGCGAGGGTTAATATTCATTTTTAATAATTAAAAGTGTAATTTTTTATGATGAATCTTAGCTTTTCAGAAAAAATTTATAAATGTCTTGTGGCCAAGGTTCTAAGATTTAACGAGGAGAATGAAAACCAAATTACAATAGATCATTTAATTAGGGTTTACAAAAGAGGAGAGAAAGCTCCTGCCATAGTATGGCAACCGCAAAAAACCACAGCACAGTGGGCGATGGCTAGAGTAAACATGTTTCTCCAGTTAGCAGCAAACAAAAAAGTTTCTAAAAAATACAAGTCTCACGACATAGATATAATCAAGGGAACGGACAAAACTCATCAACAAGAATTAGCAGATCCATTTTGGAATTTTAGCAGTCTAGACTTTGTAAGCGCTCGCACTGATTTATTGTTAGCTAATATTGCTGATTCTGAAGCTGATAAAGTTTTCAGCCCCCCTCAAGAAGTTGACGAAACCCAGTAAGACCATATAATCATGTGTAAACATGAAAAAGGTTTGGGTTAATGGCTGTTTTGATATCCTACACATAGGACATCTAGAGCTACTTAGGTATGCCAAAACAATGGGAGATGTTCTCATTGTTGGGGTGGACTCAGACTCCAAAGTCAAAAAAGACAAAGGTCACACTCGACCCATTAACAAGCTTTCTCATAGAGTAAAAATGCTTGAGTTTTTAAGGCCAGTTGATAAGGTATATACCTTTGATACTAAACTGGAGCTTGAAAATCTAATTAAGGATGTCTCTCCTGATTTAATGGTGGTAGGGTCTGACTGGAAAGGAAAAACAGTAGTTGGCGGGGAATACGCAAAAGAAATAAAATTTTTTAATCGGTTGGGAAATTATTCAACTAGCAACACTATAGAAAAACTCAAAGATGGATAATGCTCAACAACTAGACTTAATCAAAGAGAGCATAGAGCACTCGGGGAAAAAACTGCTAATCTGCTTGCCAGAAAGTGCTGGAGATATATTTCTTTCCACAAGTCTTCTTCCTTCGTTTAAAGAACACTATCCCGACTACTTTATTTATTATGCTTGCAAAGGCGAATTTCATTCTGTTTTGAAGGATAATCCTTACGTTGACAAGGTTATAGAATATTGTCCAATTATGGAACAACCATATATGATTGAAGGTCACGGAAGATGGGAAGGTCTCTTTGATTTATTTTTCTTCCCTTCTCTAATGACTCAACGTTTTTTTAATTATGTTCACAATGGCCTAGACGTAGTAGGTATACCACTCAGAAAATAAAATGCACATGCTTGAAACATATTCACTTGCAACAGCAATGCCTATTGACAAGTGTTTTATTAAGGAAGAGGAAATAATTCTACCTACTGACCCCTATATAACTTTTCACCCTTGTGATACCAAGGGAACCTCTAGACAGTATTCATTCTGGAAAGAAGTGGTAGACGGTTTAAAAAGTTCCTCTGACTTTAATCATACAATTATACAGGTTGGGGGAGAGAACGATGACAGATATGATGTAAACACAACTTATCTAGGAAAAACCTCAATCCACTCTTTGGCCTATCTTATAAAAAACTCTTCTTTGCACTTATCGTATGATAGCTTTCCACTCCATCTTGCCTCTCATTATGATATTAAAATAGTTTGTATTTTTCCACAAACCAGTAAGGCTACTGGCCCTTTCTTTTCTTCAAAAGATCGAGCTATATGTTTAGAACCATCAAAAACAGACATAAAACCATCTTACCAATATAACGACCCTAACAGGCTGATTAATACAATTAAACCTGACAAGATTATAGAAGCCACACTAAAACTTTTACAAAACAAATGAAAGCCATAGTTACAGGAGCCGCAGGACTTATAGGGTCAGCAATAATTAAGCGTCTAAATGAATTAGGATGCACAGATATTCTAGCAATTGATATTTTAAATGAAAAAAATTGGAAAAACTTAAACGGGCTAGAGTTTAAGGACTACATACAAGGGCAAGACGTAATTGTGGAGGGGTTTCTCCCCTCTTTGTTTAGATATTACGATACTGTTTTTCATCTAGGAGCATGTTCAGACACAACTGAAACCAATGCGGATTATCTAATTGAAAATAATTTCAATTTTACAAAGTTTTTATGTCAACATGCATTATCTGCCGATAGAAAATTTATCTACGCTTCAAGTGCTGCGACTTATGGAGACGGAAAAGAAGGGATGTCAGAAGACACTTCTCTTTTTGATTTGAAACCTCTTAATATGTATGCTCAGTCCAAGCATATGTTTGATATTTTTGCTCTAAAAAACAACCTTTTAGACAAAATAACAGGTTTGAAATATTTCAATATTTTTGGTCCCAATGAAGCCCACAAAAAACACATGGCAAGTGTTATTTATAAAGCTTTTTACCAAATTAAAGCAACAGGATCTATGGACCTGTTTAAAAGCTACGACTCAAACTATAAAGACGGAGAACAAAAAAGAGATTTCTTATATGTAAAGGATGCTGCCGATATTACAATTAAGCTAGCAGATTCACCAAACAAGGGTTTATATAATATTGGTCGAGGAGAAGCCACTTCTTGGTTGGAACTTGCAAGTTATATTTTTAAGGCCATGGGTGTTAAGAAAAATATCAATTTTGTTGATATGCCTGATGAGCTTAAATCAAAATATCAGTATTTCACAGAAGCAAATATTACTAAATTAAAATATTCGCTAGATATTGAGTTTACCCCTTTGCAAGATTCTATTAACGATTATATAAACAACCATTTAAGCCATGACGTATGTATTTGATATAGATGGAACTATTTGTGAGAAGCCCAGCAAGGTTTATGATGACGGAAGCTATTCTCAGTCTGTTCCTAATTATAACAGAATCAATAAAATCAATCAGCTATATGCAGAAGGTCACACGATACACTTTTTAACAGCCCGAGGCATGGGCAGATCAGAAAACAAGAGTCCAAATCTATTTAGAGACATAACAGAGAAGCAACTTAAAGATTGGGGCGTAAATTATGATGAGCTTTTCATGGGTAAACCCGCTGGAGATTTTTATATAGACGATAAAGGAGTAAAAGATGAAGAATTTTTCAAAGATTAAGTTTGTCCCGAAGGGTTGGGGCTATGAAAAGTGGATTGTTAACAAGGAAGAGTATTGTGGTAAGATTTTATTTTTTGCAAAAGGTAAAAAATGTTCTTGGCATTACCACAAACTAAAAGACGAGGTTTTTTATGTAAGAAAAGGCAAGTTAATAGTTTCCTATGGAGAGGATGATGACATATCGAGGGCCGAGAGGGTTATTTTAGGAGAGGGCGACAATTTTCACGTTAAAGTAGGTCTTCGCCATCAAATGTATGCGGCAGAAGACACAGAAATGTTCGAATTTTCTACTCAACATTTTGATGAAGACAGTATCAGAGTTACGAAAGGAGATTAATGAGCTATAAGGCATCAATCATAACCTCTATTTTTAATAGCGAAAAATTTATTGAAGGGTTTTTAGAAAATCTTCTAGCTCAAGAGGAATTGGAGTGCTTTGAAGTCTTATTATTAAACGCTCAATCTACAGACAACACTGAAAATATTATTTCTAGATATTCCTTACCTGAAAACATTATTTATAAAAATTTAGATAAAAAATACAGCATTTACGAAACATGGAATATGGGCGTTGACTTGTCATCATCCGATATTTTAACAAACTGGAACACAGACGACAGAAAAAGAAATAACGCCTTAAAGATTCATGGAAACTACATGAACCAAAACCCAGATTGTGACGTTTCCTATAGCTATGTGGCTTGGAGCACTATCCCCAATGAAACTTTCGAGCAAAATGATTTATCAAAAATTTATCCGTGTGAAGCACCAAGTAAAAGATTTTTAATAGGTCATAATTCACCACACAATATGCCCTTTTGGAGAAAAAACCTGCACAAAAAATACGGGTATTTTGATACTAAGTGGCAAACTGCGGCTGACCATGAATTTTGGCTAAGATGTCACCATCAAGGTGCCTCTTTTGACAAAATAAATGAAATTTTAGGTTTATATTACTATAATCCCCAAGGACTATCAACATCCTCTCAAACAACAAACATTGAAGAAGGGCAAGAAATAAGAAAAATTTACAATGAAAAAGGTTATTAGTTTTTCACTATGGGGCGACAACCCTAAATATTGCGTTGGCGCTATTAAAAACGCAGAACTAAGAGAAAAATATTATCCAGACTGGATAACTAGATTTTATGTCCATAAAGATGTTCCCCCTTCTTATATTGAAGAACTTCAAGCCTTAGATCAAACAGAAATCATTATTGAAAATAGAGAAGCAAACTGGAAAGGCATGTATTGGAGGTTTGAGGCAATTTCTGATCCCGATGTAGAAGTAATGCTCGTTCGCGATACTGATAGTCGATTCTCAGCCAGAGAAGTGGCGGCTGTTGACGAGTTTTTAAAAAGCGATAAAAAAATGCACATTATGAGAGATCACCCGTGTCATAGATATTTTGTTATGCCTGGAATGTTTGGAGTAAAAAAAGGAATATTAGACAATATGGTTGATCTTTGTGCAAGTTTCGGGCAATCAGACCAATATGGGACTGATTATGCTTTTTTTGACCACTTAAGACCAGCGATCCCCTCTCATTTTATACTTACTCACGATCCCTTTACATCAAAAATAGATTTTCCAACTCCAAGGGAAGGATTAGAATATGTGGGAAGAGTTTTCGATGAAAATGACAATATTGTTGAAGAGCATGAGGAGATTATCAAAAATTACCTAAACAGATGAAAAAAAAATATGTAGTTACAGGCGGCTGCGGCTTTATTGGGTCTCACATTGTAGACAAACTAGTAGAGCAAGGCCATGAAGTTGTAGTAATAGACAATCTATCAGGAGCAGCGTCAGACAAACACTATAGAAACGAAGGCGCGACCTATCATCACTATGATATTTGCGACCATAACAACACGGTTGGACTTTATAGTGGTGCCGAATGCGTTTTTCATCTAGCTGCGGAAGCAAGGATTCAGCCAACATTAAAAAACCCTATTTTAGCAACTCAAACAAATGCTTTAGGGACTTGTGTTGTCCTTCAGTGCTGCAAAGAGGTTGGTGTTAAGAGGGTCGTTTATAGCTCTACATCAGCGGCTTACGGACTAAAAAACGAACCCCCTCTACAAGAAAGTTTCCCCAAAGATTGTCTTAACCCTTATTCCGTTACTAAGACTTTTGGGGAAGAAATGTGTAGAGTTTATTCTAATTTGTTTGATCTCGAAACAGTATGTTTTAGATACTTTAATGTATATGGGGAAAGGCAACCCCTGAAAGGCCGTTACGCTCCAGTAGTGGGAATTTTCCTGCGACAGAGAGATGCAGGAGAGCCAATGACCATTATTGGAGATGGTGAACAAAGAAGAGATTTCACATATGTAAAGGATGTTGTAGAGGCCAATCTTCTTGCTTCCGATTTAGAAAATAAAGACTGTGTTGGAGAACTTTTTAATGTGGGATGCGGTAAAAATTATTCTATCTTGGAAATCAAAGACATGGTAGGAGGAGAGTTTATTTTTACTCCTGAAAGAAAAGGAGAGGTTCGCATTTCTCTGGCTGACACCTCTAAAATAAAAGAAAAACTAGGATGGGAACCACAAACGTCCCTTCCTCAATGGATCAAAGAAGTCAATGACGGCAGACCAAATAGTTGATTTTTGTTTTCAAAAAGAGACAAGCTCCATTAAGTGGCTTGATCATGAAGCGATCAGAAAATCTGAATTGCGACCACAGGAACTACATCTACAACTAAAAAAAGGAAACCTCTCTGTCCTTAGGCGACATCCCAACCAAGACGAGTTACGCAATAATTTCCTTATCTCTCTTTTAAAGGACTTAGGCACGAAAGGCACAGGTCTATCAGAATTAAATTTTGAGTTTATTTTTAATTCCAGTGATGGAATTGATTTTTTTGAAGAGGGGGTTCCGCGCCTTGGGTTTACTCGCAGAGTTAATCATCCTAATCTGCTGTTGCCTAATCCGTATATAGGCCAAGTTGATTCAATGACAAAATCCATTTCCGATATAGACAGTGATTTTTCTTCCAAGAAAGACAGCGCTATTTTTGTAGGAAGCTATTCGGGCGGTCATCTTCCAAAAGATAATCAGCGCTTCTTGTTTTGTATCAATAACAAAGATAGCGAGCTAGGAACATTTAAGATAAGTAATTTTTGTGTAGAAAAAGAACTTTTAAGTGAATTTGAATGGAAAAAAATTAAATCAGATTATATTCCTTATACTGAACAGTTGGAGCATAAATATATTTTTAATATAAACGGAAACACCAATTGTTGGGATAGACTCCTGTGGGCAATGAACTCTAATTCACTTTGTTTGTTTTTAAGGCCAAAGAGAGAGGACATGTGTTGGCACTATCATTATCTTAAAGCCTTTGGGGGTTTTGTATATGTTGACGAAACAGACTGGGAGGGAGCGGTTTCATTTTTCAACAAAAACCCCAATATTGCAGATAAACTTTCTAAATTTCAACAACAACAGACCTCTGAGATAGTAAAAACTACAAGCTCTTTAGATTACTTTGCAAAGGTTATTAAATTTTATAACGACTTATATAATAAATGTCATTGAAAGTAGCAGTTATAGGAGAAACGTGTTTAGACCGATTTGTTTACGGCAAAGTAAACAGAATTTGTCCCGAGGCTCCAGTTCCCGTATTAGAGCCTATAGAAGAGCACAGAAACTTAGGGATGGCGACTAATGTATATGAAAACCTACGCTCTATTTGTGGAAAAAATAAAAAAGATTGGGTTATTACACTAATAACAAACTCTCCCAGAGGTTCTAAAATTAGATATATTGATAAAGACTCCAATCAAATGTTTTTAAGAGTTGATGATGATTCTTATAGACAAATTAACAAGAAAGCACTAGAGGATCTCTATCTTTATGATGCAGTTATTGTGTCAGACTATAATAAAGGTTACTTAAAAGAGGAAGACTTAGCGTATATTGGTGATAGGTCGTCTCTTAGCTTCATAGACACTAAAAAATTTTTTAACCCATTGTGGTTTGACAGCTTTGATTTTGTAAAAATCAATGAAAAAGAAGCGCAGGAAAACGGCTTTTACAAAAACTGGCAACACGCGCAGAAAAAAACAATTATAACAAAGTCCTCTGAAGGATGTTCTTTTCGTGGCAAAAACTACAAGATCAGCAACCCCTCAGAAGTAAGAGACGTATGTGGAGCGGGAGATACTTTTTTGGCTGCATTCTGTTACGAATATCTTCTTACGAAATCATTCAAACAATCTTTTGAATTTGCTCAAAATTGCTGCCAAAAAGTAATATCTAAAAAAGGAGTTGTGACTCCATGAAGAAAGAGATTTACATACACCATCATTTAGGTCTTGGAGACCATTTTGTCTGCAATGGAATTGTTCGTTACGTTTATTCTCAATACAGGTGTCCAATTTTTTTAGCTGTCAAACACCACAACGTTCCTACCGTAAAAGATCTTTACTCTGACACTAACATTCTTCTTGATCCCGTTAGCAACGATAAAGAAGCGATAAGCAACTACGGGAAAAGGGATGTTCTTAGAGTTGGTTTTGAAAAATGTGACGTAAAAAACTGGGAAAAATCCTTCTATGAACAATGCAACTTGCCATATGAAGCAAGATTCTCTGAATCAAAAATTACCCGCAACAAAGAAAAAGAAGACAATCTTTTTAATTCATTAAAATTGCCTAAAAAATATGCTTTTTGCTCAAATCAGTGTAGTGCTGGCAATGTCGAAATAGACTTTAAAACCAAACTGCCAAAAGTTTTTTTATCTAAAAAAACAGATAGTTTAATGGATTGGTTGAAGATTATAGAAACCGCCACAGAAATACACACGATAGACAGTTCTGTTTTTCAACTTATAAAAAATATGCAATTAGACAGGAAAAAATTTTTATACGACATACGGTCTATTGTTCACAGAACGCCTTACTCTAAAGAACTAGATGAAAACTGGAATATTGTTACAGTATCACGATAATAAGTTAATTAAATAAAATGAGTGGACAAATTAATCGAAGAACGGCTCTTGGTGAGGCTATTTTTAATATAGCTAGTAACACCTCTTATAAATCCTATTTAGAAATAGGAACATGGAACGGTCAAGGCAGCACTAAATGTTTTCTTGATGGACTACTACCGAGAGATGATGAGTGGTCTTTTTATTCACTTGAGTCCGACCCAAGTTTTTACAATCAAGCTATTAATTTTTGGTCAGACGTAGAAAAAAACCCTAAAGTTAATCTTTTGCTTGGAAGAATTATTGACGAAGACGAATTGATAGACATCAACAATTTAAAAAAGCAAGATCCAGTTAAAAAGGAATATCCTATCTGGAAACAAAACGATCTTAATAATTATCAACAGGTTGAAAACATAGCGCATTTGTTGCCTGAATTTTTTGATGTTATCTTGCTAGATGGGGGTGAATTTTCAACTTTGGCAGAGTTTCATAAACTTAAAAACAAATGTTCTATTTTTATCTTAGACGATACGAACGAACTCAAAACAAAAGAGTGTCAACTACTTCTAGAAGCATCTCCAGATTGGGTGGCGTGTGAAAGAGATGACTACGATAGACATGGTTATAGTATTTACAAAAAAATAAGTAATGAGCCGATTGTTACAGATTAACAATTTCTCTAAGCTGCACGATGGCAAGAATATTATTTTCTGCAAAACTGATTATATCTTACAAGAGTTCAGTTATATCAAATCATTAAAAAATGATGTGATTTTTATCACAGGAAATAGCGATTACTGTATTACAGACCATTTAGCTTCTCAGGCACCCCCTAATATTAAAAAATGGTTTTGTCAAAATAGGCTTTCATCTAATCCTCTTCTAGAGCCGATCCCTCTAGGCTTAGAGAATTCAATTGAATGCAAGAGAGAGGGTCACGGCCATGTTTGGGAACATGCAAAACTAAAGCACAAAATTCTAAGTAACCCTCCTAGCGAGGAATACAAAGACTTTTTGTTTTCTTGCTTTACAATTAATACAAATCCGCACCACCGCAGCGTCTTGCAAACGATTTCAAAGAATGAATCTCACATAACGTGGAAAGAGCCTAATTTAGATTATGAGAACTATGTAAATGAAATTTTAAAACACAAGGCTATTGTTTGCGCTCAGGGTAACGATAGGGGTGATAATCACAGGATATACGAGACCTTATACCTAGATAGAACACCCTTGACTTTCAATGTTCAACAGTATAATTATTTACATCATTTATTTCCCTTGGTTTTAATTGAAAATAACGAAGACCTTTTAGACAAAAAACTTATTGATAGCAAAATTAACGAAGCTAGAGGCAAGAAGAACGAAAAATATTTAAATACTGACTACTGGTTGGAAAAAATATATGACGAAGCAAAAAAACATAGTATTGCTAGGTAAAGGCTCTTTAGCAATTAAAATTGCCGACTGGTTTAACAGAAACCACAACCTTGTTGCAATAGTTCCAGACCTTCCCGAACCAGACTGGACAGAATCTCTTACTGATTGGGCAAACAACAATAAAGTTAGCGTTATTTCATCGGGAGATTACAATGATCTCAATGCGGATTTAAATATAGATTTGGCGATGTCTGTTTTTTATGGAAAGATTATAAAAAAACCTTTTATTTCTAGATGTGGTTCTATTATAAATCTTCATAACGCCCCCCTTCCTAAATACAGGGGTGTTCGCCCAATCAACTGGGCGCTTCTAAACGAAGAAAGAGAGCACGGGGTAACGATACATAAAATCCACGAAGGGATTGACGATGGTGACATATTGGGTCGAGTCACATATCCTATTTATCCCGAAATTGAAGAAGTAGAAGATGTATACAACAAAGCTTTAGAATATGGATGGCTACTTTTTAAAGACGTAGCCTCTAAACTTGATTATTCTCTCTCTGTGGCGACCTCACAATCTAAAGAATTTACCTATTATTCTAACAAACAAAATCACTTACTAGGAGAAAGATCTGGATTTAGAAGATGAAGATAGGCTTAATAGGATTAGGATACTGGGGTAAGATAATACTCAAAAATCTAGAACAACTTGGATATAAGGATATTACAGTATGTGAATCTAAAGATGTGGATTGGTCACAGATAGGCTCCAAATACAAATTATGTAAAGACTATAAAAAACTAAAATGCGATAAAGTCTTTGTTTTAACCCCCGCCACAAGCCACTTTGACATATGCAGCTTTTTTCTGCAAAAAGGAATAGATGTTTTTTGTGAAAAACCCCTAGATGTAGACAGTAAAAATTGTGAGAAGCTTTTTAATTTAGCTGAAAAAAACGGCAGCTATCTTTTTGTAGACTGGCTTTTTACTTTCAACCCTGCGGTTAAAGAAATAAAAAATTTAATCCAAAAAGAGGGAAAACCAAAAAACATTCTTGCCAATCGAATGAACTTCGGACCTGTCAGAAGCGATGTTAATGCCCGATGGGATTTAGCTTCTCACGATGTTTCTATAGCTCACTATCTATTAGAAGAACAACCCAAGGAAGTAAGCTGGATAGATTTTAAAAGAGACCCTGATTCTCTACAAGAAGATAGCGTGGTTGGAGTCTTATCATTCGAACATACCTGTGTTCAAATTAATGCAAGTTGGTCTTATGGAAAAAAAGATAGGCAAAACATAATGGAGTTTGACAGAGGAATATTAGAGTGGCACGACAATTTAAATTCTTTAAAATATATAGACAAAACCATAGAAATTCCAGCAGTTTCTCCGCTTCATTGTTCAATTAATTCTTTTTTCGATAAAAATGTAGAACAGAGAGACCTTACTCTTAATATTACTAAGTCACTAAATCGTGAGAGTCTGCTTCAACAATCTAAATGCTCAATGGGAACTCATTAAGCATAACTCCCTAAAACAAATAGATAAACTGTTTGAAAACAGTGATTTTATTTTAGGTGGCGCTGTAAGTGATTTTGAGGAAGATTTCGCTACTTACATAGGTTGTAGATATTCTGTAGGAGTCTCTAATGGAACAGATGCCCTGAAGTTATCAGCTTCTGCCCTGAATCTAAAAGGGCGCACGGGGGCGATAATTCCCGCTAACACGTTTGTAGCTACCATCCTTGGCTTAGAGCAGGGTTTTAGTAATGCAGACTTTATTCTGACTGACTGTGATGACTACCACCAGATGGATATTTCTAAATTGAGATCCTTGGTGTCTGAAGCAAGATCAGACTACGACAATTTAGTTATCGTTCCTGTTCACCTATATGGCTATAGCTGTAACATGGAGGCAATACAGGATATTGCGACAGAATATGATTGCATAATTCTGGAAGACGCTTCTCAATCCCATGGTGCATTATTTAAGCAGTGCAAAACGGGATCTTTTGGCAAAGTTTCAGCCTTCTCTCTTTACCCTGGAAAGAACTTAGGCGGGGCAGGAGATGCAGGAGTAATTACCACTAATGATACAGATATTTATAACCGTTTAAAAAACCTCAGAAATTTAGGGTCAGACAAAAAATACATTCATACAGAAAAAGGATACAATCACCGACTTGACACAATCCAAGCCATCATCCTAAAAGAAAAATTAAAACACTTAGACTACTGGAACGAAAGCAGAAGGAAGATTGTCTCTCACTATGAAGCAGCTATTGACAACAGCTTTGTAAAATTACCCCTTAATCCAGATAATTGCACACCAGTTCATCATGTTTATCCTGTTTTAGTAGAAAACAGAGAGAAATTTCAGAATCATTTAGACTCTTATAATATCCAACATGGAATTCATTACCCTATTCTTATAGAAAAAATGCCCATGTATAAAGACTTGAAAGGTCAACCTAACTCCAAAGCACTAAGTTTCAGCCATCAAATGGTAAGCTTACCAATTCACCCTTTTATGGATATCGAAGAGGTTGAATACATGTGTCACTCAATCAACCAGTATCAATATTAGTATGAAAATTTTAATCACAGGAGCGAATGGCTTTTTGGGCCACCACTTGGTTAAACAATTAAAGGACAAGCATCAGCTACTTACTCCAACAAGCGCAGAGCTAAACGTATCAGATATAGATGATCTTCACGATTACATCTCTTCGAATGGCCCAAACATTATCATTCACCTAGCAGCCGTTTGTGGAGGGATTGGTGCGAATCAAGAATCTCCCGCCGATTTCTTTCTTCATAACTCTTTAATGAGTTTAAATATTTTATCAGCTTCAAGTTATTACAACATAGAAAAACTTATTACCTTAGGCAGTGTTTGTTCTTATCCAAAGTTTACCCCAGTTCCATTTAAGGAGGAAGATCTATGGAATGGTTATCCAGAGGAAACAAATGCCCCTTATGGAATCGCCAAGAAAAATCTTTTAGTGGGATGTCAGGCTTATCATGACCAATACGCTAGAAACTTCATTCATTTAATCCCTGTTAACATGTATGGAGAGCACGACAACTTCAACCCTGACAGTTCTCATGTCATCCCTGCTTTGTTGAAAAAATTTATAGAAGCAAAAGAAACAGGAGAAGCGTCAGTGGAGGTGTGGGGTGATGGGTCTGCATCTCGCGAGTTCCTTTATGCTGGTGACTGTGCTAAAGCTATCGAACTTGCAATGGATAACTATAACTCGCCCAAACCAATCAACATTGGGACGGGGCAAGAAATATCAATCAAAAATCTTGTTTATTTAATTAAGGATATAGTAGGATTCAAAGGGGAGATCGTGTTTGATCCCACCAAACCTAATGGCCAACCCCGCAGGTGCTTAGACACTTCAAAAGCAGAAAAAGAATTTAACTTTAAGGCATCAACGAGTCTTGAGGATGGTCTACTCAAAACTTATAACTGGTATATCAATTCATGAAGAAAATATTAATCACTGGGGTGACGGGTCAAGACGGAAGTTTGATGGCAGACTATCTCCTAAAAAATACAGAACACTCTATTATAGGAGGAGTTAGACGCTTAAGTGTCAAGAACCACATTAATATTGAACATTTACTTGAAAATCCCCGTTTCTTTCTAATTGATTTAGATGTTACCGATTCTCAAAATGTGGATAAAGTTGTTGAAGAACATAAGCCCGATTATTTTATTAATTTTGCAGCAAACTCTTTTGTGGGTTGTAGCTGGGATATGCCCCACAACCACATGCAGACAAACTGTATGGCGGTTTTAAATCAACTAGAGTCCATTCGTCGCCACGCTCCACATTGTCGATATTACAACGCAGGAAGCTCTGAGGAGTTTGGAGATGTTGTAACTGTCCCACAGAACGAGGAGCATCCGTTACGCCCTAGAAGCCCTTATGGAGCCTCTAAATGTGCCGCTAGACACTTAGTGAAGGTATATAGGGATTCCTACGACCTCTATGCAGTGCAAGGTTGGCTTTTTAACCATGAAGGAGTTCGTCGTGGGGAAGAATTTGTAACCAGAAAGATCACAAAAAATGTTGCCAGAATCTTGAAAGAGTTCGAACAAGGAAAAGAAATAACCCCCCTTGAATTGGGAAATCTAGATGCCAAAAGGGACTGGAGCGATGCGGAGGATTTTGTAAGTGGCATCTGGCGAATGCTAAACCAAGACAGGGAAAAGCCTAAAGATTATGTTTTATCGTCTAATGAAACTCACACTATTAGAGAGTTTGTTGTAGAGGCGTTTAACTTTGCAGGTTTCCATAGAAGCATTTGCGAGTGGCGTGGCGAAGGACTAGATGAGAAATATTTTCATGGCAAGGACTGCTTTGTTAGAATTAATAAAGATTTTTATCGTCCTGCTGAAGTTGATTTATTATGGGGAGATTCAACGAAAGCTCGCGAAGAGTTAGGGTGGACCCCCAAGTCTACCTTTATTCAGCTTGTTAAAAAAATGGTTGACAGGGACACAGCATCTGTTATGTATCCATAGTGGCAAAGTCTAAAGGTCCGAACAAAAGACATATTATTTTTCGCTTATTGGAAGTTCCCGATAAGGGTAGGCGACCCTTTTTCGCTAGAGAAATGAAGCTCTTAAATGATCTTTGTGAGCGTTATTCTTTAGAATTTATGAATATTGTCGATTTTGGTAGAAAATTTGATTCATTAACATATCTTACTAGCGTTAAGCTAAAAGAAGCTCTTGACCAAAAATTCAGAGCTTTCAATTTTAGGGTTGATCTATCCAAATACGAAGTCTACAATATCGGAGACAAAGTAGGGGAAGATGCTGTTATCCCCCCCAAAAACAAAACAATAAAAGATTTCTTAGATGAGTAACACTGTAAATCCCGAAGACATCCTTGGTAACTACCTAAAGGCAAACAAAGACGATCACTACAATTTTGAAGAGACCGTGGAATATAAAGTCTCAAGCGGATCATTGCAGCTAGACCTGTATTTGGCGGGTGGGTTTGGACCTGGGTTACATCGCTTTACAGGTGTCAATGAAGGTGGGAAAACCTCTGAATCTCTTCAAGTAATGAAGAACTTTCTTGGGACGCTCGACAAATCAAGGGGTCTTTACATCAAGGCCGAAGGGAGACTCGGGCCTGAAGTTCAAGAGAGATCTGGAGTAAAGTTTGTTTTTACCCCAGAGGAATGGGTGGATGGAACCTGTTTTGTGTTTGAGAGTAATATTTATGAAACAGCAATGGGTCTCATTCGCCAGCTTATCACAAATAATGAGGAAAAGATTAAATATTGTTTTATATTGGACTCTGTAGACGGGCTGATTAGAAAAGATGACTTGGGAAAGAATTTTGATGAGAGTAGTAAGGTTGCGGGGGGAGCAGTTATTGCTTCTGATTTTTGTAAAAAAACAAGCACTGCACTAGGAAAGCGTGGACACATGGCAATATTTATCAGCCAAGTTAGAGCAGACATAAAACTTGACCCATACTCGAAATCCCCTGTGCGTCAAACTACAGCAACAGGAGGAAACGCGCTCCTGCACTTCGCCAATAACATTATGGAGTTTGAGCCTCGATTTAAAGGGGATCTAATACTTAAAAATCCCTCTGTTAAAACGATGGATACCAAGAAAAACCCTATCATTGGCCATCACGCAAAAGTAACAATTAAAAAATCCGCTCACGAAAACACCAATACTACAATTTCCTACCCTATTCGTTATGGTCGAACTGGTGGAACATCCATATGGATTGAAAAAGAAGTTATTGACCTTCTATATGCTTGGGAATTTGTAGAAAAAAAGGGAGCATGGATTAAACCTAGCGATGACTTTAAACAACTGCTTGAATCTCAAAATCTAGAGTTTCCTGATAAAATACAAGGAGACAACAATCTCTTTAAAACAGTTGAAGAAAACTCTGATCTCTGCAAATTTTTAATAGATTATTTTAAGGAAGAAATAGGGGCATGAAGTTTATTGACGAATACGGCAAAGAAAGAAACCTTAAAAACGCAAAAAAATATTTAATAGATTGGGATAAACCGAGTCGCAGTAAATTTCAAACGGCTGTAAAAAAATTTCTATTTCCGTATTGGAAAAACGACATTGTTTTTGAAGAGTTTCGGGTTGCAGGAAGTCGGCTGACTCTTGATTTTTACAACGCTAATAAAAAAATAGCTGTAGAAGTTCAGGGGGCGCAACACACAAAGTTTGTCAAGTTCTTTCACAAGAACCGCTTTAAATATTCCGATCAATTAAAAAGGGATCAAAAAAAGTTTGACTTCTGTCAGGCGAACGATATAAAGTTGGCAGAGGTCTACCCAAACGACACTATTACAGCTTCACTATTTAATGATCAGGAGATATACTTATGAATTTAGAGGATCAAGACGATAACGAGTTTTCCCTTCCTACAGAAATGGTTGATAACCTTTACGAGTTGTCTGGTGGCCCCGATAAGTATAAAGGTGTTATCATTGCTGTTTCCTCAGAAAACGGAAAGCCACTCGTTTATACAAAATTTGATTGTGGCATGACTGAACTAGCCCTAGTTAAAACACTAGAGGATTACATAAGAAGTATGCAGGAGGAGAGAAAGGCTCAATCAGAATGATCTATAACCTAGAGCTAGAAAAACAGCTATTGGCGGGTCTTCTTAAAGACCCCGAAAGTTTTGCTGAGATCTCAAATTTTATTGATACTTCAGATTTTTATTCTGAGCAAAGCCCACTTAACTCAACAATTTTCCGCATCATTCAACAAGCCTTGAATGGTGGCGATGAGGTAGATGAAATAATCATCGCACAAAGAGTAAACGAGGTGGGACTCTCCTTTGAGGATAATTTAAATCCATCTGATTACATTAAATCTTTAACCTTAAGAAAGGTTCCTGTAGGTAATACAGTTAAAACTGCCAAAGAATTAAAAAAGTATTCTATTAGAAGGGAAATACTTCAATCTTCGCAGGAGATTGCAAAAAAAATGAAGAACATACCTCCTGATGCATCTTACAGGAGTATTGTTGAATCGGCTGACACAATCTATAATTCACGGATCAACCTCTACGAGCTTGGAAATGACACTCCTCAAAATATCTATGAGGAAATGGAGTCCCTAGTCGAAGAAAGGGGCAACAATCCTCTTACAGAGTTTGGAATGATGGGTCCACACCCAAAAGTGAATGATATCTACGGCTCGCTTCTTCGCGCTGGTAATATTACCGTTATTGTGGCTCGGTCAGGAGTTGGTAAAACAAATTTCTGCATGGACTACTGCACTAAAGTAAGTCTTAAATATGATGCTCCCGTCCTCCACTTTGATAATGGCGAGATGAGCAAAGAGGAGCTTATTATGCGGCAATGTGCAGCCTTATCAGGAGTTCCCATGCATCTATTGGAAAGTGGCAAATGGAGACAGTCAGGCGAAACTGTAGTCAATAAGGTTAGGAGCGTTTGGAATAAAGTAAAAGACTTAAAGTTTTACTACTACAATGTGGGCGGCATGGATGTAGACTCTATGGTCAACACCCTTAAAAGGTTCTACTATTCCAAGGTGGGAAGAGGCAATAAGATGATTTTCTCTTTTGATTATATCAAAACAACCTCAGAGAACATTGCCAATAAGTCAGAGTGGCAGGTGGTAGGCGAAATGGTAGATAAGTTTAAGAAATGCGTTCAAAAGGAAATCTTATGGGAAGGGGAGCCAATCATTCCGATGATTACATCTGTCCAATCCAATAGATACGGAATCACAAACAACAGAACAGCGCAAACCATAGTAGATGACGAATCCATCGTCTCCCTGTCAGACAGAATCACTCAGTTCTGCTCTCATATGTTTATTTTGAGAAATAAAACCGCTGATGAAATTGAAGTTGAGGGGCAAAGATTTGGAACGCATAAACTTATCAATGTTAAAGCTCGGCACCTTGGTGACGATATTGCTGGCGCAATAGAACCCGTAAGAGTTGGTGATAGCCTTCGTAAAAATGCTATAAATTTAGATTTTAATAATTTTAATATTAGCGAATGTGGCGATTTGCGAGATATAGCAAGAGTGTTGAATGGCGAGGAGGATTTAGACAGTGATGGACGACAAGAAACAATACCAGACTTCGGTGAGTTCTGAGGATTTCCAAGGACTCTTGGAGTCTTTAGGATACAAGCTGATTGACTGTGGCGACCACTGGAGAAGCTCTGCTCTTTATAGAGAGGGAGATAATCCAACTGCTTTAAAAATCTATAAAGACACGGGTGTATGGATGGATTTTGTGCAAGATAAAGGATGCAAGCCTTTTGAAGCGCTAATTAAGCTTACAGTAAAAGACCCTAAGCAACTATCTGAAATTTTAGGCAGAACCAAGACGGAAAACTTACCATCTTATACTCCTAAAAAACTAAATCAGATGGATAGGGTGTATCCCGAATCTTCACTAGATAAACTTTTTTCTAATTATCATTTTTATTGTAAGCGCAATATTTCTGAGCAAACTCAAAAATCTTTTAAAGCTGGACTTGCTGGAGTCGGAAAGATGTATAGAAGGATGGTCTTTCCTATATACAATGAACATCATCAAATTGTTGGCTTTTCTGGCAGAAAGGTTGACGATGATAACAACTATCCAAAATGGAAGCATATAGGACGTAGAAACAATTGGGTTTATCCAGCATTCACCAAAGGAAATGAAGTGGATGATAATATTAATTCAAAAAAACAAGTTATTTTAGTAGAAAGTATAGGCGATGCAATGGCTCTTTACGAACAAGGTATTAAAAATGTGCTGGTCATGTTTGGCCTATCTGTTAACGCTAACATTATTAGCTATCTTAGTAGCAAGTCTATTTGCTCTATATGCATTTCAACAAATAATGATCAAGGCAGTGGGGAAAATAGAGGACTTATCGCAGCGATAAAAACATTTATTAAATTATCTTCTTATTTCGACCTAGACAGATTAATTGTAAAATTCCCACCAAAACCCTATAATGATTTTGGTGACGCTCATTTAGATGGGTATGATTTTAAGAAAAATTGGCTTGAGAAAGAACACAATCAAGCTAAACAGCTAGACTATATCTGTAATTTCGTTAAAAATAATACCTCACGCTTCACTAAAAAAGAAATTAAGACCGCCTTAATGCTTAGTGATGCCTGATCCTCAAACACCTCTTTCGGCCAGCAGAATAAAAACAGCACAGTCCTGCGCGTGGCTTTACTGGTGTAAGTATAAGTTAAATCTTCCCGAAAAGAGCAATGATGGAGCCAGAAGGGGTTCTATTTGCCATTTAGTTTTTGAGGTATTGGGTCCAAGTAGGCGCAAAAAGCACTATGACAAAATCATTAAATCTCAAGATGTCTTTTGTGTTCCATCAATCAAGAGACTAATACTAAAACATGCCACCAAAGAAGGTGTGGATGATGATGACAACATCACTCTGATTAAGGAGATGATTTACAATGGTCTAACTTATGACTTTTTTGGTGACGATGGCAGTAAACCAACAGAAGAGTATTCTGAAAAGGATTTTGAGATAGTAAAAAAAGATGGCGCTATAAAGTATAAAATCAGAGGCTTCATAGATAAATTATTTCTTTATAAAAGAAAAAAATTCGCTCTTATACGAGATTTCAAAACAAGCAAATCAGTATTCAAAGGTAAGGATGCTACAGATAATTTACAAGATTTGATGTATAGCCTTGCAGTTAAAAATCTTTTTCCCAATTACTCTAACAGGGTAAGCGAGTTTTTGTTTTTGAAGTTTGATCTAGATGAAAACTCCAACAACTCAGGAGTGGTGAGAATGAAGCCTTTAGACTCTGGTGAACTGGAAGGTTTTGAGTTACAGTTATCAGAAATACAACAATACTTAGATAATTTTACAATCAAGGAGGCAAAAAGTAATTTTGCGGCTCGCCAAGATTTCCCTAAAGACGGTTCATTCAGTGGAAGACTCTTGTGTGGATTTGCCACAAAAAAGGGAGAGCTTAAAAAAGACGGTTCACCAAAGTGGCATTGCCCCATGAAGTTTGACTTTTTTTATTATGTAATTTATAATTCTTCCAATGAGATTATTGGATCTTATTTAGAAGACGACTTCGAAGAAAGTCTAGTTCCTGAGGGTGGTGCTTATGAGATGAAGTATTATGAAGGTTGTCCCGCACATTCTTCTTGACAACCTCCAGAGGGGGTTTAAGGTTATACTGAATGACACCCATATTTAAGTCCACCTATTCAATAGGAAAGAGTATATTAAAGCTAGATGAGATTATTGATATCTCCAAAGAGCATAATATTAATCCTCTGGTTCTAGTAGAAGACTCTATGACGGGTTTTGTTAAGTGTCACAATACCTGCAAGGAGGAGGGCATCCATCTAATTTTTGGATTGAGATTGACTTGTTGCAACGACACTCAAGAAGAGGGCGATCTATCAGATCACAAGGTAATAATTTTTGCAAAGGACGACGAGGGGTGCAAGCTAATAAATAAAATTTATTCTTTCTCCCAAATGCTGGGAGGAGGAAAAGTGGACCTTGCTTACCTCAATAGCGTTTGGGACGAATCTTCGGTAGAGATGGTTATCCCATTCTATGACTCATTTCTTTATCAAAATCAGTTTTACCTTAAAAACTGTATCCCCGACTTTATGGACATCTCGCCAACTTTCTGGCTAGAATCAAATAACCTACCATTTGATTTTTTGTTAGCTGAAAAAGTTGTCTCCTTCGCTAACTCAATCTCTAAACCAATTGAGTCTGTAAAAACAATTCTATATAAAAATAAGAAGGATGTAGAAGCTCTACAGACTTACAAGATATTGTGCAATAGAAATTTTGGCAGAGCAGCCACCTTAAGCAGCCCCAACCTTAACCACTTTGGCAGCAATGAATTCTGCCTTGAGTCCTATTTACAACATGCATGAGCCATTACTTAGATTCAACAAAAAACAAAGATACGTTGTTTTTGACACTGAAACAGAAGGATTAAATTTAGTCACTTCTCGACCTTGGCAAGTAGCTTGGCTACTGGTTGAGGGAGACACAATAATTGATAAGCATGATTACTATATCCACTGGCCTAATTTAAACGTATCGGAAGGTGCAGCAAGGGTCACGGGATTTTCCTATAAAGAATACTCCAAGAAATCACTGCCCCCTAACACTGTTTGGGAAAAGTTTTCAAAGGATCTATACGACGAAAACAATCTCATTGTCGGTCAGAACCTTTTAGGTTTTGATGTTTACATGGTTAACGTGTGGCGAAAACTTATGGGGTTGGGGGGTAATTATTCCTATGTAAAAAGAATCATCGACACCAAATCTCTAGCCACAGCTATAGCCAAACAAATTCCAGTGGAGAGGGAGAACCTCATTGCTTGGCAATATAGACTCCTAAATCATAGGGAGAGGGGACTCAAAACATCTCAGGCGACCCTGTTAAAAAAGTATAACATTGATCACGACCCCAAAAGACTGCACGATGCTCTGTATGACATCGAGATGAACTTTAAGGTTTTCAGAAAGCAATTATTTGACTTGGAGATATGAATTTCAATCCCTATAAACCTTACAAAACACCTTTCCCTGTAGGAGTTAAGCTTCCTCAAATTAAAATAGAAAAAAAATATTACGAAGAAGTTTCTTGCTCAGACCTGGAAGACAACTATCAATTCCTTCGTAAGCTTTGCTTCGCAAAAGTTAAAGAAAAGGAAATAGATAAACTTGAAAACGCTCAAGTCTATTACGACAGACTTAAAGAGGAGCTTACAATTTTTAAGGATCTTGGGTTTGTCGATTACATTTTACTAAACTGGGACATTCTCAACTATTGCAAAGAGAACGACATTCCCACTGGCGCTGGAAGAGGTAGTGCCGCAGGTTCCTTGGTTCTTTATGTTATTGGCGTAACCAATATTGACCCGATTGAATATGACTTGTTCTTTGAAAGATTTGTTTCCAAGAGCAGGGCTAGAAAAATTGAACACAACGGAGAGATTTATCTCGATGGAAGCTTGTTGGCTGATGTTGACAATGATATATCCTATGATCGTCGCGCCGAGGTAATTAATTATATTGAAAAAAAATTCAAGGGACGCACATCTAAAATTCTCACGCTAAACACTCTAAGCAGTAAGCTTTGCATGAAAGAGTGCGGAAAGATAGTAGGGGAACTGAGCGAGACTGAAGTAAATCAAATTAGCGATACTATTCCCAAGCATTTTGGCATCGTATCTAAGTTGAATATAGCCTATGACGAGAGTGAGACCTTTAAAAGTCACGCTGATAAACACCCCAAGGTTTTCAAGATAGCAAAAAAATTAGAGGGACTAAACAAAAACACAGGTGTCCATCCCTCTGGTATCTGTATATCATATTTTGATTTGGAGGATATAATGCCCCTACAGACTACTAATGATGGAGCATTAGTTTCTGGTTATGACATGAACGATGTTTCCAGTCTTAGTGTTAAATTTGATATCCTTGGACTGAGAACGCTATCTGTGGTTCATGATGTTTGCAAACAACTAGGCATAGAAGCATCTCAAATAGATCCTCATGACCCCTTAATATATACAGCACTAGCATCACTGAGATGCCCCCAAGGACTGTTTCAAATTGAGGCAGACACCAACTTTAAAGTATGCCAACAAATCGCACCAAGAAACCTTGAACAACTTTCTGCGGTTGTAGCTATTGCTAGACCTGGAGCTTTAGACTTTAAGGACAGATACGCTGACTATGCTAGAACAGGAGAATTCCAGTCTGTGCATGAATTTTTTGATGACATACTTAGTTACACGGGCGGCATTCCCCTGTATCAAGAACAGTTAATGAAAATGGCTGTTAAAGTAGGCTTCAGCCTTGATGAATCGGAGCAGTTGCGCCGTATCGTGGGGAAGAAGAAGGTTGATCAGATGCCAGCATGGAAAGCAAAGATTGAGCAAAAGATCAGTGACGGCAACCTTGACCCCGCCATAGGTGATGTTTTGTGGAGAGTCGCAGAGGATTCAGCAAATTACTCTTTCAACAAGTCGCACTCCATTAGCTACGCACACCTTGCAGCCCTTACAGTTTACCTGAAATTTAAATATCCCCAAGAGTTCTTTTTAAGTCTTTTAAAATATGCAAAATATGAGCCAAGTCCCCATGAAGAGATAGCAAAAATCTCTCAAGAGCTTCCTCAGTTTGACATAACCCTACTTCCTCCCGACTTAAACAAGTCTGATATAGACTTCAAAATTGAGGGTAAAAACATTAGATACGGATTAAACTCTATTAAAGGGGTGTCAGAAAAAGTATTAGAAGCGCTTTTAGAGTTCCGTGAAGATTCATTTGCTAATAAATATGAAGTTTTTATTTCAGCAAAACAAGCTGGCCTCAATATAGGAACTCTTTCTGCTCTTATTCAAGCTGGGCTTTTGGATTCTTTTGTAAAAAAGAGTCGCTCAAGATTGGTCTTAGAGGCACAAACTTTCAATATTCTAACAGACAGAGAAAAAAGAAACTTCATTGCCTTGGGAGATAAATATAATTTTGACATCTTGGAGTCAATCCATGACGTTAAAAAATCCGACTGTGTGGGAGACGATAATCGTAAAATGTTCACAGATAAAAGGTTTGAGACCTTCAAGAAAAAGTTTCAACCATATAAGGACATTTACTCTATGAACATAGAGCATATTAAATATGCCAACTGGTTCTTTGAGGAGAAGCTATTGGGGTATAGTTATTCACACAATGTAAGAGAGGTCTTCAATCACGGTGAGGATTTTAATTCTGCCATGCAGATAAAAGACATGGAGCAACGCAGCCATATTAAGTTTGTAGGGATATTGACAGATATCATACGCAGAACCAGCAGAAACGGAAACAAATATGCTCGTTTCTCCCTTCAGGATGAAGGCGGCGTAGTGGAGGGATTGTTCCTTGACAGCGCAAGGGATGCGAGGTTAACTAACTACCTAGATAGTGGCAAAAAACTACCGCAAAAAGGAGATATTGTGATTGTTCATGGGAGTGTTGGCGATGACGTTGTTTTCATAGATAAAGTGTTCCCGCTAAAGGATAAAATCTACATGAAGCTATCTGACGTAAAGTAGTGTAATTAATTATGATGGGTTTAACAGACTTCAACCTAACCCCGAAAGCGAAAAAGGGACTTAAGGATGCTAAAAAATTTGCAGAGGCAAATGGCCACTCTTTGGTTACTAACGCCCATTTAGTCTATGGGTGCTTGGTTAATATCTCAGATAGCTGCGCCTTAAAGCTTAAAAATTATGGAATAACCTTTGATCCGAAGCTATTTATCAAGACTTTTAAAACCTACGCTTCAGAGAATAAAAATTCTTTTAAAGCTAAAAAGGGGCAGGGATTTTGGCATGACGAGGTGAATGAGGTTATATTCTTTGCTAAAGAATTTTCAGATAATTTTGATAGTTATTTCATCGGTGTTGAACATATTTTGTATGTTATACTAGACATGGGTGGCCCCTTTGTGGAGCATCTTGCCGAAGCTGGTATTGATGTGGAGTATGCAAAGGATATTATCGAAACTCATGTTTTAGAAACCAGCATCCCACCAACCGATCAAATCAAAAACATTCTTCAGATCGAAGGCAAAAAACTAAACCAAACCCCCACAGAGGCTCCTCGACAAGCTTTAGAGCATCTCAGTAAATATTGCGTAAATCTAAATCACCACTTTTTAGTTAAACGTTCTTCTAAAATTTCAGGAAGAGACAAGGAGACTGATGAGCTTATAGAAATACTTTCCAAGAAAAATAAAAGTAATGCAATTCTTGTGGGAGAGGCTGGCGTTGGCAAGACCGCCATTGTTGAAGGGTTAGCTCAAAGAATAGTTAATCAAGAATGCCCAGCACACATGTCCTTAATGCAAATTTGCACGGTGGACATTAGCGCAATGGTGGCAGGAACGAAATACAGGGGAGAATTTGAAGAGAGGTTCAAGTCTCTCATTGCAGAGGCCGAGAGAGAGTCAAACATCATACTGTTTTTTGATGAGATTCATACAATTATTGGCGCTGGCAACTCTGAGGGTGCAGTGGATGCATCAAATATGTTAAAACCCGCTCTAGCAAGGGGTAGCATTAAATGCATAGGCGCTACGACTACACAGGAGTATAAGAAATTCTTTGAAAAGGACAGCGCCATGAAGCGCAGGTTTGATAAGATCATGGTAGATGAACCTAGTCGCACTGCGACTAAAGAGATTATCATGAACGCCCTTCCTTTTTATGAGGATTTCCATAGGGTTAAGTATCAAGAGAAAGATATTGATACTATCTTGGATTTTTGTGAAAAATTCCTTAACCATAAGAGATTTCCAGACAAGGCTTTTGATGTAATTGACCAAGTTGGGGCAAAAACAAAGATCAAATATGACCATATACCGTCAAAAGTAGCGAAAGCTCGCACTAGGTTCTGTGAGTTCTTAGTTGATACTTCCAATGACCCTAATCTGGACGAGGAGCAGTTTACTAAGTTTCTAAAAGACTACTTAGAAACAATGGCTAAACACGGGGAAGCAAAAGGTAAAAAAGAAAAAATTCGGCAAAAAGATATTATTGAGGTTATGACCGATAAAACTGGCTTATCGGCTAAAACATTGTCAAAAAATTCCTCCTTCACCTCGTTTCACAAAAAAATGAACAGTGAAATCTTTGGGCAAGAAAAGAATATTCAAATCATACATAATGCTCTATCTTGTGCAAAAGCTGGCCTCAATGACTCTCAAAAACCGCTTTCTAATTTTTTGTTTATAGGAGACACAAGTGTCGGAAAAACTTTCACGGCGAAAAAAATATCAAAGTATTTCTATGGCAATGAAAAAGCTTTTATCCAGCTAAACATGAGTGAATATCAGGACAAAACTGGTATTTCAAAATTGTTGGGGGCTAACGCTGGGTATGTCGGATATGAGGAAGGCGGCTTGCTTACTGAGTTTGTCAGAGAGAACCCCAACTGTGTGGTTCTTTTTGATGAGATAGAGAAGTGTGATGCTAAAATTTTAGATGTATTATTACACATACTAGATGAAGGCTATGCAACAGATAATCTTAACCGTAAAATAGACTTTACAGGCACCGTTATCATCATGACCTCTAATATCGGACAGGACAAGAAGGGTAAGCGGAGCATGGGTTTCCTCTCTCAAGAAGAACCTGCCTCTGATAGTTATAAAAAGTCCTTAAAAAAACATTTGCGTCCTGAACTTTTAGCTCGTATTGACGAAATAATCTTTTTCAATAACTTGGAAGATTCTCATTTAATGAAAATCATCAACAGGGAACTGCTTCAAATTAAAGAGCGTTTGCTTAATAAAGGGGTAAAGTGGAGCTATAGCCTGAGCTTGCAAAAATATATTTTTAATCATATTAAAGAAAAGAATAATCATGCAAGAGAGATAAAAAACATGGTTAAAGTTCTAGTTCAAGTCCCCCTCTCTCAGTTCATTGTTAAAAACAGAAATATAGAAAATATTTCTTCAAAAATTGTAGACAAAACCCTTACTTTTGATTAATATATAGCCATGAAGAGAGTAAATACTAGAGTGATGAGAGCTATCCGCAATACGCGGGGACGCTTTTTTGGTCTTTATACCACGCAGGGCGAAGCTATGAACGCTCAACTTATGGGTGAAACTGATAAGTATGTTCAGGTCTATGACCGTAACGCTGGAGAAAACCGCAAACTTGCCAAAACAAGTATTTGCGGTGTTCGTTTGGCTCAACAGAATTTTGGTAAAGTTTTCTAGGTCGGACTGGAAAACTTTCTCAAAAACGGGGAGGAGCATGGTTGCTAATCAATCTCCCCACCAAACCCCAATTAACCCCCTTGAAAAAGGGGGTTAATTCTTTATTATATTAGGTGAATCTATCGTCAATACTAAACAACAGAATATTTTCAGTAGACTCTTCATTTAGCCAAAACTCTATGTTGGGCCAAGAATTTCTACAGAAATGTCTAAAGGAATCAAATATTTCTGACACAATTAAAAGTATCTCCGTGCTTTCTGAAGAAAACAACTATGACTCTTATGAAATAGAGACTGCTGAACAGAGAGTTTTTCGAGTAAAGATATCTTTCGATAGTAAAAATTATGATCTAAAAAGAGAGTTAGACGTTTTAGATAAAACTCAGGGTATAGCTACGGGAAAACCGTTCTCTTTCAAAGAATCAAAAAATACTTATTTGGTCTTTCAGTTTCCACGGTCAATTAACGTTTTAGAATTACCTAAATCAGAGTTGATTGAAGATCGGAATAATTTGTTCCGCGCATATTTCACTCTCAACGGGGCAATATCGCCAAACCCCAAGCGTAAATATAAATCAATTATAAAAGAGCATACAAAAAACTTAAGCCTTAAAAATTTTCCAAAAGATTCTATAGATGCAATTAAAGATTATTCTGATTACGATATTTTAAATAAATTTTTAACTAAATTATCTACAGAAATTCAAGACAGGGTAAGCAAAATTGACGCTTCTAAGACCTGTCTTGGGGGAATGCCCATGAAAAATATTTTTTATTCTAATGGGTTGTATTTTTTTGATTACCTTCACAGAACCTCACTGTGTCACCCTTTTATTGATTTAGTTGACTTTATTTTAGATTTTGGTGCAGATAATAAGACGGAAACTTTGTTTTTAGATGAGTTCTGTAAAGTTGGAAATCTAGATAAAGATCGACATCTTTACAATGAGATATACCAGCTACAATTAAGACAAAAGCTCCTAGACATGGTGAGCCAATATTTATTAGAGGTATATGTTTTACGTTCTCAGCGTATTACCAATTTGGTTGATTTAGCTAATTTATTTGCCCAGTCTTTGGATAGATTTAGATGCATTCCTGTGTTTCTGGATAATAATAGTTTTTTGCTAAAAACAATAACTGAGCCGATTTTAGGTGTAAAAGCTTAAGTAATGCCACTACCAACCCCCAACAATGGAGAGAAGCGTTCTAAATTTATGGATCGCTGTATGAGCGATCCCACCACAAGGGGAGAATTCAAAGATAACAAGCAAAGAGCCGCCGTCTGTTCTTCGCAATTTTCAAAAGCAGAGAGCAAAGCTTCCGCTATTATAGGGGAAGACGGAGACACTTGTTGTTACTTTTCAGCCGCGCAGGAGAAAAATAAGCCCCTTAATAAACCTTTTCGGACCCCAAAAGGGCCAAAGAAATTCTCTGTTTATGTCAAAAACGAGAAAGGTAATATCGTAAAGGTTAATTTTGGAGATCCCAACATGGAAATTAAAAGGGACGATCCCGCTCGTCGCAAAAGCTTCAGAGCTAGACATAATTGCGATAACCCAGGTCCAAAGTGGAAAGCTAGGTATTGGTCCTGTAAACAGTGGAGGGCTGGTAAAAAAGTAGAGGGTTCAGTAGAGGATGATTACGAGTGGGATGGTGAAACACTTTTCGATCATGATGAACTGTTAGCAATGAATCCTGATCTAGTTAATGCGCCAGATGCAGAAGTTTCTGAGGCAGCTAAACGCAGTGGACGCAAAAGTGGTGCTCAAACCCCTGCTGAACCAAGCGAAAGAAAGAAGGGTTCAAAGAAGAATCCTAAGGGGAGCGCAGGAGAAAAGGGTAGCAAAATTACATTTAGCGAAAAAACCACTAACGCGCTAAAAGAAAAAGTCAAAGAACATAATTCGAAACACTCAAAGAAGGTAACTCTCTCTCAGTTAAAGAAAGTCTATCGTCGCGGTTCGGGAGCATTCAGCACCTCTCATAGACCAAATATGTCCAGACATGGTTGGGCAATGGCTCGCGTAAATATGTTTCTTAAAATGAGAAGAGGCGGTAAGGTTAAGGATTCTTACAGAAAGGCTGACCAAGATATCGCCTCTGCCTCAGAGAAAAACTGGGCAGCAGAAGCAATGTCCTCGCTATGGGAGAACATTAGGAAGAAAAAACAAAGGATGGGCAAAAACTATAAACCCGCAAAACCTGGGGATAAAGATAGGCCCACACAAGAAGCTCTCAAAAAAGCACAAGGATCTCCTGACGTTATGGAGCATTACTTTGAAACCAAAGAAGAGGCGATTAAAGATGCCAAAAAGCTGGGTCTTCAAGGTTTTCATTCACACAAAAGCGACGACGGCAAAACCCTTTACATGGCTGGACCCGATCATAAGACCTTTATGAAAAGGCACAAAGAGGTCTTAAAAGAAAAGAAAAACAAGGGTTGAATTTAAGACTTTAATACATACAATCAGTATGATTGTTCAGTATTATAAGCCTAATTCAAAAAATACAGGGTGTGCGGTGAGCTTCGACATCGGCCCTAATAACAAAAACCAAGAACCTTGTGTTTATGTTAGGGCTGTAAAGCAGCATTCATGGAACCAAGCGAAGCGCACAGGATCTTTTTCAGAGAACGCTAAAGACCCAGAAAAATCTCTATCAATTAAGCTCAACGAGATTGAAGTAGGAGGTTTAATTCATGCTATTGAAAAGTATAAAGACTTTTCAGCCTTTCACTCTTACGAGGACAACAAGACTTCTATTAGTTTTAAACCTTACCAAAAAAAAGATGGGACAGATGCCTTTTCATTCGGCATTACGCGAAATTCTTCAAACAAGTTTGGCATTGGCGTAGAGATTTCTGAGGCTTATGGCCTTAGAGAATTCTTGAAGTTCTTCTTACAGGAACTTTACTTAAATCGCCTTGCATCAGCTAAAGCCTACAAGTCAAATGGATAAAAAAACAGTTTTATTCCATTCTAATTTTTGTCGAGCATTTACAGGCTTCGGTAAAAATAAAAAAAATATTATGCGATACCTGTATAACACAGGTAAATATAATTTGGTTGAGCTTGCTAATGGTTTATTCTGGGATGACCCACAAACCCAGTCCGTTCCTTGGGAGTGCAGAGGTTCTCTCCCTCCCAAGGCGCAACTAGACAAGTTAACACCAGAAGAGCAAAGAGCAGAAGGCTATGGGCGCAGCCTCGTTGACCGAGCAGTAAAAGAGTTTAAGCCTGATGTCTACATAGGAATGGAGGACATATGGGCTTTCGATAACTTCCACAGAAAACCTTGGTGGAACAAAATAAACACTTTGTTGTGGACTACGTTAGATAGCTTACCACTTCTTCCTCAGGCAGTGGATTTTGTCCCCAAGCTTAAGAATTATTATGTTTGGGCCTCCTTTGCAGAAAGAGCAATGAAAGATCTAGGTTATGATCACGTTAAAACATTGAGAGGCTCCCTAGACACCTCTAACTTTTATAAATTAAGTGATGAAGAACGCTCCAAAGTAAGGAGAAGGCTTGGTTTGTGGGATGATTATATTGTTGGTTTTGTTTTTAGAAACCAATTAAGAAAAAGCGTTCCAAATTTGCTTGAAGGTTTCAAGTTGTTCAAGGAAAAAATTCCTAATGCAAAATTACTTTTGCACACGCACTGGTCAGAAGGCTGGAATATTCCACAATTGATTGAAGAAAAAGGTCTTAATCAATCAGATATTTTGACCACTTATGTCTGCAAAAAATGCGGCAATTATTTCATTAGCGCTTTCAAAGGGCAGGATCAAAACTGTCCTTTCTGTAAAGCTGAAAAATCAGTTCATACAACTAACACATCAAACGGCGTAACAGAAGAACAATTAAATGAGATATATAATATGATGGATGTTTACTGTCATCCATTCACCAGTGGAGGTCAGGAAATTCCCATTCAAGAGGCAAAGCTAACAGAACTTATCACATTAGTAACGAACTACTCTTGTGGTGAGGATAGTTGTAGCGAGGAAAGCGGAGGTATTCCCCTAGAGTGGCATGAGTATAGAGAACCTGGAACTCAGTTCATTAAAGCCTCTACCGATTCACAGGACATTTACGACAAACTAATGATGGTTTACGAAATGGATAAAGATGAGATCAAAGAAAGGGGTAAAAAATCTCGTCAGTGGGTCATAGACAATTTCTCTACTGAGGTTATTGGCAAAAAACTTGAGGAGATTATTGATGCCATGCCATCTATTAGCTATGAGTTTAATGACGACAAACTAAAATGTAATCCTGACTATGCTGTTCCAAGGGACCACATAAGCTTGGAAGATTTTGTGAAAGATCTTTATAAAAACATTCTAATTGATAAGGTTGATGAAAACTCATTAGGGCTAAAACACTGGGTCTCTCAAATCAAGAAGGGGATGCCACAAGAACATGTCGTCAATCACTTCAGGCAATTAGCAGCAAAACATAATCAAGAGTCTTCTCTTCCAACACTTGAGGATTTACTTGCTGAAGATGAAGTGGAAAAGAGGATTGCTGTAATTATGCCTCAAAGCGAATGTGACGTTTTTTTGGTAAATTCCTTAATGAAGAATTTAAAAAAAGAGTATAAAGAGCATTCTATTTATGTCTTCACTCACCCTCAATTTTTTGACTATATTGAAGACAATCCCGCTGTTTTTAAGTGCTTGCCTTATTCCCCAATAGTTGAAAACTCTTTAGCTTTGGAAGGCATTGGTGACCACAAGGGGTTTTTCGAAATGGCTTTTTATCCCCACACAACAACTCAAAAAAACATATGCTTCACTCATAATGGAGTAAACAAACATCAATTTTCACTACTCTAGCATGTCTCATTTTCTAGAAGAATACGCAAAGAACTTGGGAGTTAAAGCTTCCAAACCTGTGGTTCAGGATCACTTTTTTCCATTGACCACTACTAAGTATATAACCATTTCCAATGACGAGGCGACACCATCAAAACGCTATTCTCACTATAACCTTGTTTTAGAATTAGTTAGACCTGTTCTAAAACAACGTGGAATTAAAGTTGTGCAGATAGCAGGTAGAAATCCAATTGAAGGCGTAGATCAATTGTTAAACCTATCGTTTAGACAACAATCTTTTATCTTAAATGAATCATTGTTACACTTGGGAAGTGATGGAGTCTTGAGTCATGTGGCCAGTTCAAAAAATACTCCCACAATTAATTTATTTGGGAATTCGTTTCCAAACAATAATCGGCCCCTATTTTCTGCTTCTGCTCTTAATATCAACTTATCTCCCAAGTGGGACAGCAAGCCATGCTTTTCTCCTGAAGATCCCAAAAAACAAATAAACAACATCAAGCCTGAAGTTGTCGCACAGTCAATTTTAAAACTACTTAAAATAAACGATCAAGACATTAATTTTTCTACCCTTCATATAGGTGCGGGTTTTGAGCAAAAAATTGTAGAAGTTGTTCCAACATCCTTTCTACCCCTTGATACAAGAGACAAGTTTGACATATTTCTCCGTCTTGACTACGGTTACGATCAAGACTCTGTTATACGATATTGCCAGTCTTATAAACTAGGTATCATAACCGATAAAGTTATTCAACCTCATGGGCTTGCGCCTGTATCTAAAAATATAAACCGATTGTGCATATTCATAGACAAAGAGTGGGAGGGCGATGGAGACCCTAGTGCTCGTATTCCAAATGAATATTTTAAATTCTTAAAAAACCAAGGTATAGAGTGCGTTTTGTTGCTTAAAAACTCCGAGTTTTTAGGTCGCGCTCAAAACGTTTATTTCGATCAAGTAGTTAAACCCTACAATCAAAATAAAAATAAGAAATTAGAAAACGTTACAAAAAATTCAAAGTTCTTTTCTGGTAAATACCTAGTCGAAGGAGGCAAGGAATATTTAAGTTACGCACATTGGAAAAAAAATCTTGACAATAGCAACATAGTGATAGATACTCCTGAGTATTGGGAAGAATTAGACCATTTTTATATTTATGAGCAAAACTAAAACAGCTAAAAAGTCTGCAAAAAAGGTTTACGGACCTGATATTTATCAACGCAATGGCCATGGCTTGCTTGATAATATTGATTATGTTTTTAATGAAGACGGTTCGGTTAACTGGAGGGCAATGATTAAACCCGAATTTCTTTACCCAAACAAGGGATGGTTTGATGCCAGAAATAAGCCCACACCAAATTCCTCAGAGGGCTTAGATGACAAACAGCTTCTTATCATGCTTGGTGGTATTAAAGAACTGGCAAAGCTGCGTGGGTATCACTCCGTAGAGTTTCAGGTGGACAATGTTTCAGAGGGGTATGTCACTGCTAAATGTCGCATCGGTTGGCTTCCGAACTATGAAAGTCTTTGCAAGATAGATTACGAAGACATAGGCAATGCAACTTTGGCAAATACTGACTCATTTTGTGCGAAGTTTTTAGAAACGATTGCATGTAATCGGGCTTTTGTTAGATGTGTTAGGAATTATCTAAACATTCATATTGTAGGTGCAGATGAGATCGACAAGTCTCAAGGTCAACCCGCACCTATTGAGTCTGTAGCCCCCCCTATAACACCCTTAGGCATCCTTGAAAAAGTCCTTAGAGATAAATACGATACGGATTCCTTTGAGGGCTTCAAGGCCGTCCTAAGGGATTTATGGAAGCAGGATAAATATAGAAACGAGGAGGCTGCTTCTTGGAATTCTTTTCAAGACATCGAAAGCTCAGAAGCCAGAAAATTACTCTCTGTTTTAAAGTGATCAAGCGCTTAAGAGATCCAAAAGAATTCGAAAGAGCAATCAAGGATATTTCTCGTCTCTTTGATTATGAAAACAATAATGAAGGTCATTTTTTTCTTAAGCATGATGAAGATGGAATTATTAAATGTTTTGCTCATACGCAAATTTTGAATTGGGATCTAATGGTATGGGCTAATGAAAACTCAGATGGAAACTATGATGCGCTGATAGCTTTTTTAAATGAAAAAAACGAAAAGTTTGGAGAGCGTATCTTTAGTGAATACCTTTGGCTGTCAAAGAACCCGAAGGTTGGATGCAGCTTGTTTAAAGTCGCAGTAGATGAAGCCAAGAAAAAAGATTTTAAATATATTAAAATGGGAGCAGCAATGGCTCATCCTAAACATGAAAAAGTTATTCGTTTTTACGAAAGAATGGGATTCCTAAAAGACTCAGAAGTTTACATCGCTCGCTTATGAATAAAAAAGTTGCCAAACAATTAAGGAAAATCTGCAATCCTGTTGACCCTGTATCAAGAAGAGTTTATCAACGCTTAAAAAAACAATATAATAAATTACCTCGTCATGCAAAAAGAGATTTCATCAACATCCTTAGAGAAACAACCTTCGACTTGGAGCAAGAACAAAGTGGGAGCATTCTGGATCAAGAATAAGGGTGATGGACGCAGTTACCTATCTGGAACCATAGAAGTAAACGGCCAAAAGGTTTCGTGTCTTATTTTCAAGAACGATTACCAAGAAGGAAACACTCCTCACTTTCACGCATATGCCTTACCATCGTCTCCTGACGGGGAGACTTAGAATTTAAGGGATGAATATAGCGGTCTTAATGTGGTATGATAAGCAAATAGAATTCTTTGCTAAATATTACCACCAGATAAATGAATTATATTGCAATAAATATAATTATAAATTAATAAAATGTTCCAAACGCCGCTACACGGACAGAAAACCACATTGGGAGAGGTTTCCATTAATACTAAAACACATAGAAAAGTATGATTATGTTGTATGGATAGATGCTGACGCTTTCTTTTATTTAGAATCACCCTCGCTAGAGGATCTGATACAAAAATACGATAACGAAATCATATTAAGTGCAGACTACAGTAACCTAAGCCCCCCAGCCTTGAACTCTGGGGTTCTCATTCTTAAGAATACCAGCCAAGTTAAAGCTATGGTTGAAAAATGGGCTTACTCAGACGAGCTTAAAAACAAATTTTTAAACCCCCCAATTAGAAATTGGATAGAAGATCAAGCGGTTATAAGAGGATGCTACAAGGAGAATATTGATAACTTCAGAGAAATCTGTTCTATCATTCCCTATTTAAAGCTACAGCACTACTGGAAAAAGGAGATAAATTACCTAAGACAACAGGAGACCAATGAACTCCCATATGTTTTCCACTTGGCTGGAATGTCGGACGAACAAAGATTAAAATATCCTCGGGAATATCTTAAGAGTCTAGACGAAATAAGACTTTAAGTGAGCCACTCTTAATTCAGGAATAACTACAGGTTTAATTCCAGTTGTTTTGTAGCAGTTTCTGCAAAAACTAACATCCTCAAAACTTAGGTCTTTGATTGTGATCTTTTCACCCTCATTCTTTGGGTCTCTACAACCTTCAATTTCTATTTGATTCAAGGGGTAATATGGATATTCCATTTGTTCGTATATTGAACGGTGGACTTTGGTAAAACCAAACCCACACCAGTCAACCTGAACAATTTTTCGAGTGTCTTCCTTGGCCATTTCTAGCAACCATTTAGCGGAGGTAAATGGCATGTGTAAGTTCTCCTTGAAATACTCTTCATCCCAAGAGCCAACCATTGCTTTATCTCCATGATCAGATTGATACCAACCAGTGGCAAACAAGTTTTCCTCTGGCACTTCATTTAATAAGTATTCTATTTGCTCAATACTGAATTTAATATCGGAATCAATCCAAAAAAGCCATTCTGCTTTTGGGGGAGATGTATCTGAATATCCCTTGCCTCCTGTAGCGAGAAGGTTCCTAGCAAAATTTAAAAATAGACCATTACAGGTTAAAATGGTGGAATTGTTTTTTTCACACCACGACTGCAAATCTAGGTATTGCCCGAATAATTTACCCTGAATACCCCTGTGGTCAATTGGGATTAAGAAAATACACTTTAACATTATCCCATTATAAACAGGAAAGCTAAATTATCTATCTTATTCTTGCGGAGAATCCTCTTCTTCCGAAACTTCTCCTTCGTCAGAGATGGCTTCTGGTTGAGTTCCATCAACT